GTGCCCGCCTGCTTGACGCGCCCGATCGCGGCGACCGAATCATCGGCGGCCTGGTTCATGGCGCCCGAGACCGTCGTGGCCGCCTCGGTGAACGACGTGGAATAGCCGGAGGCGGCCTCCTGCGCGGCGATGGCGATCCGCTCCAAGTTGTCGATCTGCGCCAGCGTCATGCCGTGATGGCCTTCGCGCGCGGCGTTGTAGGTCGCGAGCGCCTTGTCGGCGGTCTGCTGCAGATTCGATCCACTGGCGGTGGTGAGCGACTGCCAATCGACGCGGATGGCGTCGAGTTTCGCGGCGGCGGTGGCTTCGATCGCCGTATACAGATCCTCGGTGAGGTCGCCGGCCTCCTGGTGTTTGGTCACGAGGTTGCGCTTCCACCGCTCCACCTCGGCGATCTGCTGATCGGTGGCGGTCTTGGTCTGCTGGTCGCGAATCTTTTCGTACTCGTCCCACAGGCCGCGCGCCTCGTGCGCCGCGTCCAGTTGCGCCTTCGCCCACTCCTGCTGCTTGCGGACGCTGGCGTCGGTCGCCTTGTCCTGCGCCTTGATTGATTCGGTGATCGCCTTGATCTCGCTGTCCGTCAGGTGCAGCACGGTTTGAATCGCGCCCGCCTGCGCGCCGGCGCGGATGTAGGCCTCGGCCATCGCGACCAGCCCTTGATCCAGGCCATCGACGGTCGCCTTCCAACTGACGCCGACCGAATTCAACTCCACCATCGCCGCCGCCATTTTTTTCTGTTCCTCCTGCGTTTTCTTCAGCGCATCCTCCTGTGCCTTCAACGCCGCGGCGTCGGCGTTGGTCTTGGCGGTCGCATCCGCGGTCGCCGTCGCCTGCCCGCGCGAGGACGCGGCGTGCGCGTCGATGGCGGAGCCGGCGCCCTTCGTGTGCAGTTCGGCCGCCACCATCGACGACTTGACATTGCTCAGGACCGACACCGTCGTATTCAACGCGCCATGCAGCGCGCCCTGTCCGGTCACGAGGTTCGTGGTGGTCGTTAGATCGGCCTCCGCCTGTGTCCGCATCCCGGCCCAGGCTTGCTGCGCCGACCGCGCGGCGGTGGCGGTGCCCTCGAACGCCGCACCGACACCAGGGACCGCCGCCGCCAGTTCCGCCATGGTCGCAATACCGGCGGAGCTGCGCTCGATGAGCGTCACGATGCCGGTCACGAGCGCGTTCACCGGGACCATGATCGCGCCGTAGGCCGTGACCGCGCCGCGCGCCATCTCCACGACGACGAGGCCAAAGTCCGCCGCGCCGATCGCGGCCGTGTTGATGCCTTTGGCAATCGCGTCCACCAACGCCTGCTGATCGCCGCCGAAGGCCTGCCCAAGCGAGGACATGATCGCGTCGAGGGCGGCGGTGAGGACCGGCGATTCGGCGACCGTCTTCGCGAGGGCGTCATAGAAGTTGTTCCACCGGGCGGCCGCCTGCTCGATCTTTTCGCTGATGCCGTCGCTCTGCTCGCCGACGCGCCGACTGGCCTCCGCCACGCCTTCAAGGATGGCCTGCTGCCGCGCATAGAGCCCTTCGGCGGGTGTCAATTCCTCGCGCGTCTTGCCGAGTGACAGCGCATAGCGACGCTCGGCCGATTCCAGATCGAGCTTGCCGGTCAGGAGGGCGACCGACTTCGCGTTGCCGGTGACCATCGCGGCGCTCATCTGGTCAAGGCCTTCCTTGACATCGCTCCCGGTGGCCTGCGCCAGATTGAAGGCGCCCGCCGCGAGCGTCTTCATGTCGCCTTCGCTGAGGACCAACCCGGCCGCCATCTGTTCGTTGGCGGTCTTCATCAGTTCGAAGTCGCTGATCGTGCCGTGCGTGCCCTCGCGGAGGGTGCCGAGCATGGCGCCCGAGACCTGCCCGACCGAACCCGCCAACGTCTCAAAGTTGCCCGCGATGTCGGAGACATCGCCGCCGCGCATCACCAGATCGCCGAAGGCGGCGGCCGCCGCGCCGATGCCGTCCACCGCGAGCTTGCCCAGCGCGATCACGCCCTCCGCCGCCATCGTCCCGATCGATGTGCCGAGCGCGATCATCCCGGTGGAGAGACCGCCGACCGGCTCCTTGTTGGATTCGGTGGCCTTCTGTAGGGCGAGCATGTCGTCGGGCGCCTGCTTGCCGAGCGCGCCGTACTTTTCGATCGCCTCCGACACCAGGCGATTGACGCGCTCCTGCTCCTTCGCCGTCAGGTTCGTGGCGCCGCCAATTTCCTCGACGGCCTTCACGGCGATCTGCGCCTCGGATAGGATGCGGCGGCCGCTGAACGAATCCGAGACCGTATTCAGCCGTTTCTGCACTGCGGCGGCGTCCGATTCGAACGCGCGCAACTCGGCCTCCGCCGATTGCACCGCGCTGGTGAACTCGGAAAAGTCCGCCGCGAATTTGCCGGTGATCGCCATGCGGTTCAGTCCTCGCCGAATCCGTCGTCGGCGCCGTCATCCTCGGGCGCCTCGGCCTCGCTGCCGGCGGCCGCGCGCGCCGTATCCTCGCGCTGCAGTTCCTCGATCAGGAGGTCATAGATCGGCGCCTCTAGACCTTGGACCCACTCAAGGCGCCATCCACAACGGCGGGCGACGGCGAGCTCGGCGCGGACGAGGGCGCGCCAGATCGGATCTTTTTTTTCGCCGCGGCCTCCGCCTCGTTGGCGTTCTGGTGCGCTTCGATCGCGTCCTTGATCTCCACGAACGAGTCGTAGTCGATGGCGTCGAGGGCGGCGAGCTTCGTCTCGTCGTCGGCGTCCATGATCGCGATCGGCTTGCCCGCCTCGTCCAGCAGCGACCAATCGAGTAGATAGCTCAAGACCAGCGCGATGCCGGTCTGCAGTGGATCGACCTGCAGGCGCCCGCCGCCGGCGTCGCGATAGATGCGCGCATAGGCGCGGCGCTGCTCGCCGGCGTTGAGGCGTTGTTTCACGAGGAGCCAATCGCCGCCCGAGATGTCGAGGCGCTTGGTGTCCGGGCGCACGATGCGGGACTCAGACAAGGATCACCGTTCCTTTCGCGGCGCCGCCGGTGACCTCGATTGGCCCGAGGCGCGCCGTCAGGGTGCCGCCGGCGAAGCGGCTCGCGGCCGCGCCGGCGATCTGCAACTCAAGGACGGGCCACTGCCAGGCGTGCCCGCCTTTGAGTTGCGCGACGAAGTGCAGACCGCTCCGCGCACCCAGGAACGGATCGGCCTGCACCACCGTCGCCCGCAAGCTCCACGCCGGCGTCGCCTTGTCGCGCGTGGCGTGCCAATGAAGAACCTCCGCGGCCCGATGGTAACTCCACCGCACCGACCCGCGCACGCCGCGGAGGTTCCGAACGTTCACGGTTTACCGACCACGCGCCCGATCGATGGCCGCGCGCGATTCGGCCTCGCGCGACGCGCCCGCCGCGAGCACCCCTGCGCCCGCCGGCTCGCGCGCCCAATCGCCGGAGCCGACGAATTCGCTGGAGATGGCGACGCCGCCGTCGGAATTCACTTCAATCGAGGCGTCGAGATACGCCGGCCCGGTGAAAAAATAGGTCGGCGTGATCGTGGACGGAATCAGTTTGAGGATGACGGAGGCCTCGCCGACCGCCACATCAAAGATCCGCAACTCGAGTTCGTCCCACCATCCGCCGAGCGAGCCTTTGATGTCGGGCAGGCCTTGGACGTACTGGTGGTTGAGGTCGCCGAAGGCGGTGACTTTGGCTTTCTCGCGCGCCTGGTCCAGGCTCCACTTGTTGAGCGATGCGACGTTGGTCGGCGTGCCGGGCACCGCCGCGTCGTCCATCATCACCTGTCCCTTACTGCCATGTCGTCGAGCCATTGGTCCGGTCCTTTCCTTCCTCAGAGCCTACGGTGAGCCGCGCCGGCGGTGCCGGGTGCTCGGCCACAGTGACCTCATACAAACCGCCGGCGTGCTGCCAGCGCAGATCGGCGTTCGCCGCGTCGACTTCGACGTACTTGATCCGATCGATAAACGAGAGGGCGCACAGATCGTAGCCGTCGATCGTGAACGGCGGCGGCCCGTCATGCCACTGCAGGAGGGCGTCGATCCGCGCCTCGGCCGCGGCGATGGCCGTGCCCGCCGTATCGAGGGCGACCGCCTTCACGCCATAGGTGAAGGTTTCAAAGGCCTTCCCGCGGAATAGCTCGCGCCCGTCGTAGGTGTCGAGGAAGACGACCACGAACGCGACCGCGCCCTTCGCGGCAATCGTGAAGTACGGCCCGCTCGGCATGAGGGCTTGCAGCTGCGCGTCGGTGAGGCGCGCCAGCATCGCCCGATCAATCGCGGCGCGGTCAGACATCGCCGGAGACCTCAAGGCCGTGCGATTCGAGCAGGGCGCGCAACTCCTGATACATCTTGCGGCGCTCGCGCCCGGCGTGCGTGCCGAGGCGGTTGGGATGCGGTGCCGGTGGCATCCCGCGCGCGGTCCCGTATTCGTACAGATGGGCGTGCGGCGCGCGGCTGAACAGGAGCGCGATCATGCCGTAGTCGGAGGGTTGCTCCTTGACGACCACGCCCTTTCGCAGATTGCCGGTCGGGCCTTCGGGATAGTTGGCGATCGTCGCCTGGCGCGCCGCCTCGGCGGCCTCGGAGACAATCCGCCGCCCTTCATCGCGGAGGTCGTTGGGCAGTTGCCGCAGCGCCGCCAGCAACTCGGCGAGGCCGTCCCACTGCACGGCGGAGGCCTTCGCCATTAGGCCACCCGCTCCTCGCAGATCAGCACGAGGTCGATGTGCCGTTCCTCCGGGTCGTGCACGCCGGCGACGTGCAGGACGCGGCCATCGAGCAGGAGGCGCGTCCGCGTGGACACGCCCTCGCGGAAGGGCAGCGTCACCACATGGGACGCCGAGGCCAGGACCGTCGTGCCCGCCGCCAGGCGTTCGAGGGCGGCCGGGGAGGCGCTCTCGATACGGGCGTCGGCCGCCGGCGGCAGATCGATCCACGACTGCGTGAACCCGCCGAGGCCATCCGCGGCGTCAGGACCGGGGTTCTGCAGGAGCACCCGCTTGTGGCGGTGCCCGATGGCGACCGATGAGCCGAGGATGCCGCGCGCCATGTCAGATCACTTCAATCGGCTCGAACGAGGCGATGGCCGCGGCGTAGCCGAACGGCACTTCCGCCAGGCCATCGCCGCCGCCGGCGACCGCATCGCGCCCGGCCGTCGCAAAGTGCGCCGTCAGGAGGCCCACGGCCTGCAGGAGGAGCGGCGCCTGTTGCGCGAAGGTCGCCGCATCGAGCCACCCGGCCACGACCCGGATCGTGATCGGCGACACCGCCTGCAGGGAACCGAAGGGCGGCCAGATACCGGCGGCCGATAGGCCGATCTCACCGCGCGCCAGATCGACCACGTAGGCCTCGGGCGGCACGGTGGCGGGCAGGCCCGCGGTATCGCGCCAGATCATCGACGTGACCGATTGCAGCGGGCGGCACTGCGCGGGCAGGCGAATCACGCCGAAGGGCGTGATGGGAAACGCCGAGAGCCACACATCGCGCGTTTGCGTCAGGAGGGCGAGGCCGGTGTCGCGTTCGACCTTGTGCCGCGCCGCCCGCAGGTGCTCGGTCAGGAGCGCGTCGCGCGGGTCGGGACTGACCCAATCGAAGCCCGCGCGCGCCTTCGCCTGTTCGAGGGTGAGCGGTTCCTCGGCGGGCGGCACGACGAGCGACGAGAGGGCGGAGGGTTCCCGCATCAGCGGCGCCTGCCCTTCCGATAGGTGGCGCTGGTGAATTCGTTCGGACCAAGCGCGGCCTGCACCGCGTCGGCCTTGAGTGCCGGCGCAGGCGCAGGCGCGTCCGTGGGCGCTGGCGAGAGGACGCCCGGCGGCGCGAGCGAAGGCACACCCGCGCCGCGCGCGACGGCTGCATCCCGCGCCGGCAACTGCACGACCGCGATCGGTCCCGGATCTGTGGTGCACGCCGAGTGGGCGGCACCGCAGACCGGGCACGGTCCCGGATCTTGTCGAAAGATCGACATCAACGTCTCCAAACTGAACCGGGTCGATACGTATCGACCCGTATCAGGGTTTACGTCAGGGTTGTGACCTGCCCGAACGCGCCTTCGCGGTAGACCGCCAGCGCGATGCGTTCCTCACCGCGAATCGCGACAAGGTTCTGAATGAAGAAATTCGCGTGCGAGTTGCTCGCCTCGATCCGCACGCCGCCGCGGCGGAACAGTTGCGAGGCCGAGCGGAAGGCGCCCGTGATGGCGATACCGAGCGCCTGCGCCGGCGTGACCGCGACCGGAACCCCCCACAGGGTCGGCACCTGCGGCGCCGCGAACGGCCCGGAGCCGATGTAGTTCCCCTGCGAATTTTTCGACAGTTGAATCGCGGCCCAGTTCGTCGGGTTCATCACCGTCCCATCCGGCATCATCAGCGCGGTGGTGGCGATCTTGGTCATCTGGACGAAGACCGCGTCCGCGTTGGTCTGCGGGTCGGTGCGGACCACATCCGGCTGCAGGCCGGGCAGGGTGTTGAAGCCGAGCAGCGCCGGCGCGACGCCGGTGCCGTTGAGCAATTGATCTTCCTCGGCGAGGGCGAGGCCGAGGCGCAGGCGGGCGTCGATGACCGACGAGGTCTGCGCCGAGTCTTCGAGCAGTTCCTCGGTGACCGGAATCCAATGCGCCAACTTCCGCACCGGCGCCGAGGCGAGCTCGAAGGTGAGCACCGACTCCGGTTTGGTGCCGCCCTCGGCCACCGGCGCGGCGGCGTTGGTGAACGTCTTTTCCTTCATGTACTGCACGACGTTCGAATCGGTGGTGCCGGGCGCGATCAAGTCGGCCACGACCAAGCGCCGCATCCCGAGCGGCACGATGAAGTCCTGCAGGTCGGGCACCACCAGCGCGCCCCCGGAGGCCGGGTCGGTGGTCATGGTGGTGGCGTGGAGGTTGAAGAACCCGACGCTCTCCACCGAGGGCGAGGTCCAACTGCCGCCGATGCGATGGCGGCCGGAGGCGATGAAGGCGCGGAACGCCGGGTCGTTGATGAACTGCGCGCCGAGCGATCGGCGGGTGGCCTGGCTGGCGGCGGCCGGCGGCGCGAGGGCGAGGCCGCCGGTCAATCCGTCGATGGCCGCGAGCATGGACTCGTCGCCGCGCATCCGGTCGATCTTGGCGCGGATGCCGCGGCCTTCATCGAGCAGGGCTTCGATCGCGCTCTTTTCCTCGGCGGTCATCTCGCGGCCGCGCACTTCCGGCGTGGTCGCCGTCGCGGCCTGCACCACATGATCGGCCGCCGCGCGCATGGTCCGCTCAATCAACGCTTTGATGGCGGCCTGCTTGGCGCGGAGGTCGGTTTCGAGTTGCTGGATCGTCATTGGGGTGTCCCTTTACAGGAAGTCTCTACAGGTCGAGGGCGAGCACTTCGCCGAGGATGGCGTTGTGCCAGAGGGCGTTGACCGCGCGCTCCTGCGACGTGGCCGCGAGCGGCTCCTGGTCGGTGGCGGCAGACAACGAAGCGGAGGCGGCCGTGACGCCGAGGCGCGCGAGCGTTTCCTCGAGCGTGGCGATCTCGTCGATCATGCCGGCGGCGAGCGCGGTGTCGGCGAGGATACAGAACCCCTCACCATAGCCACCGCGCACGGTCGCGACTTTCACGCTGCGGCCGAGGGCGATGTCCGTGGTCATCCGCCCGTAGGTCTGGTCGATCAACCCCTGCAGGTGCGCGTCGGCCTCGGCGGAGAGCGGCCCGCCGAGCGCCTCGCCCTTGAACCGGCCGGCGCTGAGCACCTTCCGTTTGACGCCGCGCTGTTCGAGGGCGGCCGTCAGGTCGTCATAGATCGCCAGCACGCCGATGCCGCCGATCTGCGCGGAGGGCGCGGCGATGATCTTCGTCGCGGCCGACATCGTCCAGTACGCCGCCGAGGCGCACAGATAGTTGACCGAGGCGATGCACGGCTTTTGCGCGCGCGCCTTGAGCAGAATCTTGTGGAATTCGGAGGCGCCCGCGACGTTGCCGCCCGGCGAATCCACGTCGAACACCAGCGTCTTGACCTCCGGGTCCGCGAGGGCGGCCGCCACCGCCTGCGCCAATTGCTGGAAGGTCGCGCCGCCCGACATCTCAGACATGAGGTTCATGCGCGGCGCGAGCACGCCCTGTACCGGAATCAGGGCGACGCCGCCGCCGCGCTTCGCCTGCGGTAACGCCTGGCGCTGCGTCGCGAGGGCGGCGAGCTCCGAGGCGTCGGCCTTCACGCCGGCGACGCGGTCGGCGAGAATCCCGGCGATGCGCCCGAGCATGTCGGCGGTGATCGCCCACGGATGTTCGAGCGCGAAGGCGAACAGGTGATCAAAGGCGGTGGTCATGCGGCCTCCACGGCGTCAAGTTCGGTGAGCATGGCGGCGTTCGCCTGCAGGGCGCGGCGGGTCGCCTCGGTGGACCCGAGCCAGGGTTCGAGGTCGGCCGCCAGTTCGTGGTTCCACCGATCGATCGCTTTGAAGAACGCGGAGGCGCGGGCCTCGGGCGCGAGGCGCTGCACGCGCGCCTGCTGCCGCGCGCGGGTCGTGGCGATGATTGCGGCCACTTGCGCCTCGGCGTCGGGCGCGTCGGTCGCACCCTCCGTGTCGATCGGCGGCGCCGCCGATGGCCCGCCCTGCTGCGGCGCCAGTTGATCGGCGGTCGGATCGTTGGCGATGCGCGGCAGGTTCAACCGGGCGCGGGCCTCGTTCGGCGTCATGTACGGGCGGCCGACCGCCGCGTGCAGGGACATCGCCTGTTCCTCGAACGATCCGCTCATTTTTTGCCGGATGTTGAACTCGACATACACGTCCTGCGTGTCGCTGGATTCGATCAGCAACTGGCCTTCGATTTCCTCTTTCAACATCCGCAGCCACGGTCCCAAGCAGTCCTGATACAGGTGCTTGTGCTGCTCCTTGACGTTCGAAAAGGTGGCGTGTTCGAGGATGCCGACCAAAGGCAGCGGGATGTGGTACGCCGCGGCACATTCCTCGCGCGAGAGCTTGCGCGCGGACAAGTACTCGGAGTCCTTCGCCGAGAATGACACCGCCTTCCACGTCATGCCGTCATCGAGCACCGGGATGCGGCCCGCGCCGGCGGCGCCGACGAACCGCTCCTGCCACTGCTCGCGCCAGGCGCGCTTCTGCTCGGGCGTCCACTTCGGCGCCGTCACCGGCCGCTCGATCACGCCTTCCATCCGCGAGGACTGCCGCCAGTAACTCTCACGATGCTCGGCGGCGGCCGCTTCCTCCGCCAGGATGCGGCGCAGGGTTTCGAGCGGCGAGAGGCCCATCAGCGGATTGAGCGGGTTATAGCCGTTGAAGAAGCACACCTGCGCCGGCGCGAACGGGAACGTTTGCCCGTTGCGCGTCCAATTGAAGCGCGAGGGCACCAGCCCGCCCTCGACCGCGACTTCCTCCGGCGGCACGCGCACGAGGCCGATGTCGCTGCCGTTCGGCACCTTCAACCAGTAGCCGTTGAAATAGATGCCCATGTCGCCGAGCAGATCCTCGAACAGGCGATAGCGACGCTTACCGGGACTCGGATGATCGAGCCATCGCTCGATGTCGTGCCCTTTGAGGCGCACGCGGTCGGTATCGCCGACGCGCCGGAAGACGTGCAGATCGAGCTCCGCGATGTTGCGCGCGATGAAGTCCACGCAGGTGCGGACGTTGGGTTGCGTCGCGTAGATCGTCGCGTAGGCCGCCGAATAGCCGTAGAGCGCCACGCCCGAGGCCGTCGAAGGCGACCACGGCACCACCGGGTCGGTGATGGCCTTTTGCACGCCGCCGCTGCGAACAATGGGCATCGGTTATTCCGGCGGCAGAATTTGAATAAACGCCACGTTGCTGCGCTCGATGATCACTTCGCCATCGAGCGGCGATGGCCCGACGCCGATCTTGAGCAGCTGCGCCTTTCGCAGGATGAGCCACGGCCCGCGCGCGGACCAGAGCACGCCCTCGATTGCCAGCGAGTCATCGTGTCGGAGTTGCACGGCGACCTCGCGCAGGAGCGCCGGCGGCCGCCACCACCAGAGCCATTGCACCGCGCGGAGGATTATGAGCGTCGGGACTTCGACGGTCGAGTTTGTATATGAGAACCCGCGGCAGGCCCGGCGCGCAGGAGGTCGCGTCGGATGACTTCGGGCACCGTCACGCCGGCGGCCTGCGCCCGATCAAAGATCGCGTCGTACTGCCGGGCGGGCAGCGAGAGACAGACCGGGACCGAATCGTCGTCGTCGTCGATCGGCGGGCGGCCAGTGCGCTTCATTAGGCGACCGCGAGGTCCGGATCATCCGCCATCGGCGTGCCTTCCAGGGCGGCGAGCTTGCGCGCCATCAGCGCGGCGATGATCGGATCGATGCGCCCGCGGCTGCGCTTTTTCGTCGGATAGATGTTGTCCTTGTTGTCGCGTTGCACGACCACATTCGAGGCGCACCAATGGAGCAGCGGGTTGCCGCCGCCATCGACCAGGCCATCGAGCACGTCGGCTTCGAATTCCTTCGAGGGCGCCGACATCTGTTGCATGGTTTGGGGAACCTCCACCGCCTGCCGTCCGTCGTCTTCCAGATCCTTGATCAAGTTGCCCGCGTTCCACGGATCGATGGCGATCTGCTGAATATCGAACAGGGCACCCGCCTCAGCCACGATGCCGCGGACCACCGATTGATCGATGCGATTGCCAGGATTGGTCCGCAGGAACCCGGCCTGCACCCACTGCGGATAGGGCACGCGGTCTTTGAGGGCGCGCGTTTCGAGCGTATCCGCCGGCGTGAGGCACCAGGCGATGACCGTCCATCGCGCGGCCTCGGCCTCGCCGGGTGGGAACAGGGCGACCACCGCCGTGAGGTCGATCTTTGAGGACATGTCGATACCGAGCCAGCAGGCCCGGCCGTGCAGCGCCTCGGGCACCATCCACCGCTTCTCCGCCCACCGCGCCTGCCCGGCGCGCCAGCCTTCCATTGATAGCCACGGCGCCGTGGCGTTGACCCAGACATTGAGCCGTTTCTGCTGGAAGGCCGCGGCCGCCGCTGGCATGTATCGCGCCTTCGTGGCGAGCGCCTGCAGGTCAGAGGGCTTCACCGATACGCCGTAATTCGGGTTCGCCTTCCGCCACGTCGCCTCCTGCAGCCACCCCTCGCCGTCCAGATCGCCGGCGTCGGCGTGGGCGATGAAGGCGAAAAACGTGTCATCGGTGAGGATGCGGTCGAGGATCTTGCAGGCGTAATCGTGCTGGTCGCCGCAGGGCGTGAACGGGTTGTCGCCGGCGGTCGTGATCTGAAAGTTCAACGGCTGCGCCCGCGCGCCGGTGGCCGTTTCCATCACATCGATCAGCCCGCGGTTCTTCTGCGCGTGGAATTCGTCCACGATGATGAGGCTCGGGTTGAGGCCATCGGTCGAGTCTCGGTCAGCGCCGAGCGGTTCGAGCTTCTGCGCGCGTTCCTCGCGGTGCAGGTTGGCCGCGAGCACCGTGATGCGATGGCGCAGGCCGGAGGACAGGACGAGGCGCTTGCAATCGTTCCACACGATCTTGGCCTGGTCCCGTTTGGTGGCAATCGTGTACCCTTCGGCGCCCGCCTCGCCGTCGAAAAACGTGCAGTAGAGGGCGACGATCGCCGCCTCTAGTGACTTGCCCTGCTTGCGCGGTATCTCGTTATAGGCGGTGCGGAACCGGCGCAGGCCCGTGCGCCGATGGACCCACCCGAAGACCGAGCCGAGGCGGAACACCTGCCACGGTTCGAGCGTGATGCGGCGCCCGGCCCACTCGCCTTTGTAATGCCGCAGGGTTTCGGCGAACCGGACGAAGCGATCGGCCTTCGCGAGGTCGAGGCGATAGGGAAAGGTGCGCGTGCCCTCGCGCCGGCGGTCGCGTTGGTGGCGCACGCAGGCGAGCCGGTGGTACTTGCCCGCCGGGATGCGGCCGGCGACCACGTCGCGCGCATAGGCGTCGATCGTGTGCATCCGGGGTTA